TTATTTCTTTCTTTTTGTTGGTTTTTTTAATTTAACTTCAGTTTTATTATTTTTTTCATCAAAAGATAAAACAAATGTTGAATTTTTTTCAGGATTATCCAAAAGTATTTTTTCCGTAATAGCATCGTCAATCCATTTTTGAACGGTCCGTTTTAAAATACGAGCTCCAAATCTTGTATCTGTTCCCACCTTTATTAAATGATTTTTTAAAGAATCCTCAACCTGAACATTATATTCTAAATTCAAAACTCTACTATATAGTTTTTCAAGTTCCAAATTAAGAATTTTCATTAAATCGTCATCGTTAAGGTCTTTAAAATATACGATGTCATCGAATCTGTTAATAAACTCAGGTGCAAACTTTTTAAAAAGTTCTTTTTCTAATAAAGATTTGATTTCTTCATCTTTTGTTTCTTCTTTGTGTGACGTTGAAAAACCAACACCCGTACCAAACTGTTGGACTACTCGAGTCCCGACATTAGATGTCATTAAAATGATACAATTTTTAAAGTTAATTTTTCTTCCATGTCCGTCAGTTAAAAAACCTTCATCCAACATTTGTAGAAATACATTAAAAATTTCAGGATGAGCCTTTTCAATTTCATCCAATAAAATAACGGAGTAAGGTTTGTTTTTAATTTTATTCAAAAATGGTGAACCATCTTCATAACCAACATAACCTGGTGACGTTCCTGTTAATTTTGATGTTGCAACCTTATCTGAAAATTCACTCATGTCTAATCTAATAAGTGCATCTTCACTATTGAACATATGTTTTGCTAATTGTTTTGCTAATTCAGTTTTACCAACACCAGAATTTCCAATTAGAAGTCCACTGAATATTGGTTTTTTAGGGTCATTTAAACCAACTTTGTTTCTTTGAATTGCTCTTGCAATTTTTGAAACCGCCTCATTTTGACCAATTACTTTCGAATTTAAAACTTCATTCAAAGAAGCCAATTGGATTGATTCGTCTGTTGTTATTTTATTAATTGGTATTTTTGTCATTAAAGAAGTCACATCATAAACAATATCTTCTGTCACTTCTTTTCTGTAAAGGTCTCTATTTTTTTCAAAATTTTCTTTTTCTTTTTGTAATTCACTCAAAACTTTTCTTTCTCTATCTCTTAAATTTGCAGCCTCCTCATATTTTTGTTTGTTAATTACTTCTATTTTTAAAGATTTTATTTCTTGTGCTTCTTTTTTAAGTTTTTCAATTACTTCAGGTAGTTTGATTTCAACCTGACTTCTTGCGCCAACTTCATCAATAATATCAAATGCCTTGTCAGGAAATTCCCTATCGGTAATATATCTATCTGCTAACTCAACACATAATTTTAATATGTCTTCACTATATTTTACTTTGTGATGTTTTTCGTATCGGTCTTTTGATTGTTTTAATATTTCTAAAGTTTCTTCCTTTGTTGATGGGTCAACAATCACTTTTTGAAATCTCCTTTCTAACGCCCCGTCTTTCTCAATGTTTTTTCTGTATTCTTCAAGTGTTGTTGCACCAATACATTGAATCTCACCTCTTGATAGTGCTGGTTTAAATATGTTTGACGCATCCATAGAACCTGAAGCATTACCTGCACCAATCATTGTGTGGATTTCATCAATGAAAATAATAATGTCAGGATTTGCGTATAATTCTTCAATTATAACTTTCATTCTTTCCTCAAACTGACCTCTATATTTTGTCCCTGCAACTACTGAAGTTAAATCTAAAGAAACAATTCTTTTACCAACAAGGTTTTGAGGACAATCCCCCTCAAAAATTTTCTTAGCTAAACCTTCGACTATTGCAGTTTTTCCACAACCTGGTTCACCGATTATAATTGGATTATTTTTTTTTCTTCTTGAAAGAATTTGAGCAATTCTATTTATTTCTTGTTCTCTACCAATTATAGGGTCTAATTTACCCTCTTCGGCCGCTTTAATTAAGTCTCTTGAAAAATTGTCAAGAACAGGAGTTTTAGCACCTGATTCAGGTTTTTTTGTTTTATCTTTTTCGTTGTTATCTGCTGATTCTATCATATTATGTTTTTTTTAAAAGTAATTTAACTTGAATTATAAATCAATATTTTTTAACTTTTTCGTAATGATGTCATATTATCTTATTGATATACTGACATTTTGTCATATATTTTACGTTGGCATGACTTTCGTAAAAAATAGACAAAAAAATAAACTTAAAATAAAATGTTAAATAAAAATGGGAAAAATTATTGGAATAGATTTAGGCACTACTAATTCTTGCGTTGCAGTAATGGAGGGTCGCGAACCTGTGGTAATCACAAACAGCGAAGGTAAAAGAACAACACCATCTATTGTCGGGTTCATTAAAGATGGGGAAAGAAAAATTGGAGACCCGGCTAAACGTCAGGCCGTTACAAATCCTGACAAAACAATCTACTCAATTAAAAGATTTATGGGTAGTTCTTTTAATGAAACTAAGGGTGAACACTCCAAAGTTCCTTACAAAATTGTCAATGAAAAAAATAACCCAAGAGTTGAAATTGACAATAAAACCTATTCACCACAAGAAATATCGGCAGCCATTTTACAAAAAATGAAACAAACGGCTGAAGATTATTTGGGTGAAAAGGTTACTGAGGCCGTAATTACGGTACCGGCTTACTTTAATGACTCACAAAGACAGGCAACAAAAGAGGCTGGAGAAATCGCAGGACTTAATGTTAAAAGAATTATCAATGAACCAACTGCCGCCGCATTAGCATACGGATTAGATAAAATGTCAAAAGACATGAAAATTGTTGTTTTTGACTGTGGTGGTGGAACACACGATGTATCTATATTGGAACTTGGTGATGGTGTGTTTGAAGTATTATCTACCGATGGAGATACACATTTGGGTGGTGATGATTTTGACCAAGCAATTATTGATTATTTAGTTTCTGAATTCAAAAATGACACAGGAATTGATGTAACAAAAGACCCAATTGCACTTCAAAGATTAAAAGAATCTGCAGAAAAAGCTAAAGTTGAGTTATCTTCGTCTCCTCAGACAGAAGTTAATTTACCTTATTTAACTGCCGATGCTACAGGACCAAAACATTTAGTTGTTAAAATTACAAAATCAAAGTTTGACCAATTAACTGAAGATTTAGTTAAAAGAACAATTAAACCTTGTGAGTCGGCACTCAAGAACGCTGGATTGAAACCATCCGATATTGATGAAATTATTTTAGTTGGTGGTTCAACACGTATCCCATCTATTCAAGAGGCTGTTAAAAAGTTTTTTGGTAAAGACCCATCAAAAGGAGTTAATCCTGATGAAGTTGTTGCGTTAGGTGCCGCAATTCAAGGGGGTGTTTTAGGTGGTGATGTGACTGACGTATTGTTGTTGGATGTTACTCCATTATCGTTGGGTATCGAAACCATGGGTGGAGTATTTACGAAGTTGATAAATGCTAACACGACAATACCTACTAAAAAATCAGAAATTTTTTCAACAGCTGTCGATAACCAACCGTCAGTAGAAATTCATGTGGTTCAAGGAGAACGGGCAATGGCAAAAGATAATAAAACTATTGGTAAGTTTCATTTAGATGGGTTACCACCAGCAATGAGAGGTGTTCCACAAATTGAAGTTACTTTTGATATTGACGCAAATGGTATTATTAATGTTTCTGCAGTTGATAAAGCAACTAACAAACAACAATCAATTAGAATTGAGTCTTCTTCAGGTTTATCCAAAGATGAAATCGAAAAAATGAAAATGGAAGCAGAACAAAATGCAGAATCCGATAAAAAATTAAAAGAAGATGCTGACACACTTAATTCTGCAGATTCTTTAATTTTTCAAGTTTCTAAATCATTGGGGGATTTAAAAGATAAGATATCAGAAGAAGAAACACAAAACATAACTTCAAAAATTGATAAATTGAAATCTGCACATAGTAGTAAAAATATAGATGAAGTCAAAAAACTTATGGATGAAGTTAATGATGAATTTCAATCAATTAGTCAAAAATTATATGATACTTCCAATCAAACAAACTCGGATGAAGAAGTAACAAATGTAGATTTTGAAGAAGTGAAATAATATCTCAAGATTAAAATAAATAAAATCCACCTTATTGGTGGATTTTTTTTTGTATATTTATAGTTATGAAAGCTTGGATAAAATTTGCGGAGACTTTAGAGTTAACAAGAGAGTTAGAAAATACATATTTCAAAATTAGAAAAATCTTTCAAAGAGAAGGTTGGACACAAAAAGATATTGAAAAGCCCCCATATTACCCAAAGGATTTAATGTTGTTACATTCAAAAGTCCAACAATTAATTCGACAAACAGACCGAACAATAAGAGATTATGGTTTTGATGTTGACGAACAAAAAGTTGGTAATTATATTATTGATAAACTTCGTCATATAGATGACATAACCCCATTAAAAGAACCAGATGCCGATTACTAGAACTGATATTGACGGAACCAAAATTACTTGTGAAATAAACTCATCGAATTTAAAAAGAAGTGAATATAACTCAGAAGATAAGACACTTAAAGTAACTTTTAATAATGAAATGATTTATGAGTATGAGGAAGTACCACATTCAATATATGCTCAATTTAGACTTGCAGAATCACAAGGAAAATATTTTAATCAAAATATTGCAAGAAAATTCAAATACAAAAAAATATAAAATACCAAACTATTTATTGGTATGAAAGGTTATAATAAGATTATTGATAGTTTTTATCTGCAAAATGATTTAAATTCTGATGTTTGGGATAAAAATAAAAAAGATGAAGTTCAAACTTACAAATTAAAACCTGAAATTAGAAAAAAACTTTTGCAAGTTGCTGACGTTTTTTTAAAAACAATCGACCAAGATATTTTCATACAAGACATAATTTTAATTGGTTCTCTTACAGGTTATAACTGGTCTGAATTTTCCGATTTTGATGTTCATTTGATGTACGATTTTAATGAAGCAGGAAAAAACAAAGAATTATATGAAGAATTATTCAGACTTAAAAAAACTTTATTTAACGCATCTCACGACATACGAATTAGAGGGTTTGAAGTTGAAGTTTTTATACAAGATTCAAATGAAAAGGAAAAAAGTATGGGTTCATATTCATTGATGTCAGATGAATGGATTAGAGTACCTGAAAAAGAAAAATTTGAAATAGACGAAAAAAAGTTAAAACAAAAAACACAACAATGGATGGATATCATTGATGGCGTTTTACAAAATGCACAAGATGAAGATTTAGATGATGCCATTTCTTTAGTCAAAAAATACAAAGAAAAATTACGTAAATATAGAACTTGCGGACTATCAAAAGAAGGGGAGTTTTCATACGAAAATTTGGTATTCAAATTTTTAAGAAGGTCAGGGTATATTAAAAAATTAGAAGATTTTAAAAACAAAATTACAGACAAAAAATTATCATTAGAACATTTAAATATAGAATAATTTATCAATTTATACATTAACAATATATTTATTAATGAGGTAAACTATCCCTATTGGATATTTATACAAAAATAACTTTTTAAGAAAAAACAAAATGGCAGATTTAAAAGCACTTGGAAGTGAAAAATTACAAGGTATGGACAAAATTAGACGTATCTTAGAAATTGCGCATTATAATGAAAAACCAAAAGAATACATCAACGAAAATGAAACTTTAAACTATACTATTACATTAGCTGATGGTTATACTTACGGTATTGTTAAAGAAAAATTAGGATATATAATCAAAAAAGGAATTAATGAGTCATTACTTGACTATTCCGACCCAATAAGACAAAGAAAATACTTTGATTCTTATTCACAAGCAATGAAGAAATTAAATCTTCACGCTAAAGAAATGAATCGTATTTACGAAAATGAAGAAGAAATTCCTTTAATCGGAGAACAAGCGGCTTCAAAAAAAAAATTCGTATTAAAAACTCCTAAACCCGCAACTGAACCAGCGGCGGAAGAACCGGCACCTGCTGCGGCTCCTCCACCACCGGCACCTGAAGCTTCCGCTCCTCCTGCTACTGAACCTACAGGTATGGAAGGTGAAATGCCACCAGCAGAAGGTGGTCCTGAAACGGGTGGAGAAATGCCACCTATGGGAGGTGAAGAAGATATGACGGGTATGGAAGGTGGAATGCCACCGATGGGGGGTGAAGAAGAACCAATGGGCGGAGAAATGCCACCGATGGGGGGTGAAGAAGAGCCTATGGGTGGAATGCCTGAAATGGGTGGTGAAGGTGAAGAAGGAGGTTCATTCAAAACCATTCAAAGATTAACAGGTAAGTTGTCACAAAAGTTAAGAGCATTTAATAACCAAGATGAAGATGGATTGGATTCCCAAGACATCAAATATGTTATCAATATGGTATTATCCGCTTTAGATTTAGAAAAATTAGATGAGGATGACAAAGAAGATATTTTATCAAAATTTGAAGAAGTTGACATGTATGGTGATGAAGGACCTGAAAGTTTAGATTTTGGAGATGATGAAGATATGATGGGTGGAGAAATGCCGCCCATGGAAGATGAAGGTATGATGGGAGGTGAAGAACCTATGCCGGGAGAAGAAATGCCACCTATGGAAGGTGGAATGCCACAAGAACCAAAAGAAAACATATTTGGCGAATCTAGGGTTGAAAATGTATTAAAAGGGTATTTCAGAGTTAGTGAAGATGAGTTACCAATTTTAGAAGAAAAAAAACAAAAGGATTATATTAAAAATAAATTAACAAAATTAAAATCAAAACAAGAACTTAATAATTTAAGTGAAAGTTTTAACCAAAAAGAAAGGGGGCTTAGATTAATTGAAGAAGGTTCCAAATTTATAGGTAAGACAAACAAGAATAATTTGATTTTTAATAAAAATGGAAAACAAATAAAAGTTGATATTTTTGGAAGATTTGTATGAATTTAATTTATATAAATGAATTAGGGCCAAACTTTAGAGGTGATAACATTTATGAATTTATTTTTTCTGATGTTGACGATGTTTATGGTGAAGACTGGGATGTTGAACCAGCATCAGGAAGACCATCACCCCCTAAAATTGATTTTATAAAAAAAGTTGGAATTTTAAAAAATTCAGACATACAATTGGATTTAGTTCAAAATTCAGACTTTTTTTGTGTGTATGATGCCGTTGATGGGGTTATTTCTTTGGGTTGGGAAAAATCAGATTCAGATGAGATAACAATTTTTAAAAAGAAAAGGTTAGTTTTTCAATTTGGGGAAAGTATTGAAAATGTTGAAAATAAACTATACGAAAGAGATGTCGTATTAAATTGGGAAAAAAATTTAGTGTCAAATGAAACATATGAATTATAAGCTTCAAAGATTACTCCACGAAGGGTTTTCAATGGGAACTTTAGAAAAGTTATCAAACGGACAATTAAACTTACTTTATGGTAAGATTATGGAACAATCTGTTTTGAATGTTAAAAAAGGGTCTGATGATGAAAATAAAGCTAAAGCTGCTGGAAAATCTTTTATCACATATGAAAAAGAATTGGAAGAGGATGGTAATTATGCATTAAACAGAATGGCGAAAGTTAACCCATATGAAACAGGCAAAAATTATGCAGGACCTGGAAGTGATGATGGGTTTGGTGATGAGTATGACGGAATACCAACAGAATCCGAAATATATGAAAAGGCCGTATCAAAAAAACAAAGAGGTTTAATGGGCGCCGCTTATTCGGTTGAGAAAGGTTATAAAAAGATGTCTGATATACCAAAAAGTTATAGAGGTAAAGTAAAAGATGTTGTTAAATCTATGACAAAAAAACAAATCAAAGACTTTGCAAGTACATCTGATGATGAACTAAAAGAAGGGTTTAGTGACTTTTTTTTTAGAAAACAAAAAAGTGAATTCGAAAGTATGATGATGGATGCCGATGCCAAATATGAAGAAACCGGTAATTGTCATTATGTTGTTGATGGTAGTTGGGGAATGTTTGTTTCTGACCAAATGCCATCAAATGAAGAACAAGTAGTTTATGATACTTGTGAAGAAGAAGTTGGTAATTTGGAAGAGAGTATTTTAAACATTATTCAAAAACATATTCCAACACATTTTACAAAAAAAGAACTTTTAAGAAACTATAGAAACAGAATTTAAAAATGAATGTCGTTATCAAAAGAACAAATATTATTAGAGTATGCTAAGTGTGTAAATGATACGCCATATGCACTTAAAACATATTTACAAACTTACGACAACACACAATCTAAATACGTCCCATTAGAATTATTTAATGACCAAGTTACTCTTGTAAAAGATTACGACACAGCCGAAGAAAATATTGCTTTGAAGTATCGTCAGGCTGGGGTTTCAACCGTAACATCCGCTTGGGCGTCTAAAAGATTAGTTTTTGCTAAAAAATCAAAACCAGAAAAAATTCTAATAATTGCAAACAAATTGGATACTGCCGTTGAAATGGCAAATAAAGTAAGGTCTTTTGTTGAACAATGGCCTTCTTGGTTAGGTGTAGGGTTTTCATCTGAAAAAAATGCGGCAAGACATTTCAAATTAAGTAATGGTTGTGAGGTTAAGGCGGTTGCAACATCAAAAGATGCTTTACGTGGGTATACTCCAACAATTCTTATTTTTGATGAGGCGGCTTATATCGATGCGGATGAAGACTTTTGGTCTGCTTGTATGGCGTCACTATCTACAGGTGGTAAAGTAATTGTAATTTCAACACCAAATGGATTTGACCAAATTTATTATTCAATTTATTCACAAGCAATAAAAGGAATGAATGACTTTAAAATCACTGAAATGTTTTGGTTTCGTGACCCACGGTATTCTAAAGATTTAAAGTTAATTAAGTGTGATGATATAATTCACTATATGTTAAACAGGGGTGATTATAAAGATAATGAAATAATAATAGATTATTCTAGCATAAAAATAAATGATAGAAATTTTGAAGAAATAAAACAAAAACTTGAGCAAGGTTACAAACCATATTCTTCTTGGTTTGAAGCGATGTCAAAAAAATTAAAATTTGACAAACGTAAAATATCACAAGAGTTGGAATGTAACTTTTTAGGTTCGGGGGATAACGTGATACCTCCTGAAACGATGAAAAAAATAAAAGACAATTTTATAAGAGAACCTGAAAATAAATTTATGGGTGGTGTATTGTGGCAATGGAAAGAACCGGTTACAGGACACAGATACATTATGGGTATGGACGTTTCTAGAGGAGATAGTGAAGATTTTACTACTTTTATTATTATTGATTTTGATGAGAGAGAACAAGTTTTAGAATATATTGCGAAAGTTCCACCTGATATTGTTGCAGAAATTGCATATAAGTGGGCAACAATGTATAATGCATTCATTGTAACCGATATTACCGGTGGTATGGGTGTTGCAACATCAAGAAAGTTACAAGAATTGGGATATAAAAATTTATATATAGATGGAATAAATCCCGCAGATAAGTGGAAGTGGGACCCAAAACAAAATGAAAAAATACCTGGAATTAATTTTAACTCAAAAAGGGTTCTCATTGTTCAGGCATTTGAGGAAGCTTTGAGATTTGGGTTTGCAGTAAGGTCTCAGAGGTTATTTAATGAACTTAACACTTTTGTTTATGTGAATGGTAGACCTGACCACCAAAAAGGTCAACACGACGATTTAATTATGGCAATGGCAATGGCCATATATGTAGGTGAATCGTCTTTTGCCCAACTTGAAAAGGCAACAGAACAAGCAAAAGCAATGATTGACTCTTGGACAACGGATAAAAACATGTTTACAGAATCATCACAAAATTTTAATCCTTCAATACCAGCAAAAACTGATATGTATAATAGTAGGTCGTATTCAGGACCAACAAAAAGTGATTATGAAAATTATTCTTGGTTGTTTGGTAACAGAAGAGTTTAAAATGTTATAAAATGAACTATTATAAAAAATAAAATGGCAGAAGAAAAATATACGGTTTGGCAAAGATTAGGTAAAGTTTTTGGACCAAATTCAACGATGGACCAACAGTCCCCTGTTTTTAAGTTTGATAAAAAAGAACTTTTAAAAACACCAAACAAACAAGATTACGAAAGAGAAAAACTACAGGCTCAACAAACAATGTACATTGGTCAACAATGGCAAAAAGTTGAAAGTAACCTATATCAACAGGCCGTTTATTATGAACCAACAAGAATGGCTTCATATTATGATTATGAGTCAATGGAATATACCCCTGAAATTTCGGCAGCATTAGACATTTATGCCGAAGAATCAACAACACCCGATAAAGACGGACATATTCTTCAAATTTATTCAGAATCAAAAAGAATCAAATCGGTATTAACAGATTTATTTAACAATAAGTTAGATATTAATACCAATCTACCGATGTGGATTAGAAACACTTGTAAGTTTGGTGATAATTTTGTTTATTTAAAGTTGGACCCAGAAAGGGGTGTGGTTGGTTGTCAACAATTACCAAACATTCAAATCGAACGTTTGGAAAAAGGTATGAAATTCCAACCAGAAAAATATTCGGCAGAAATTGAAAATGATGCGTTGAAGTTCACTTGGAAGGAAAAAAATATGGAGTTTAATACTTGGGAAGTTGCTCACTTTAGAATTTTAGGGGACGACAGAAAACTTCCATACGGAACTTCAATGTTAGAAAAAGCACGTCGTATTTGGAAACAACTTTTGTTATCTGAAGATGCAATGTTGATTTATCGTGTATCAAGAGCCCCTGAAAGACGTGTATTTAAGGTTTTTGTTGGTAATATGGATGATAAAGATGTTGATGCATATGTACAAAGAGTTGCAAACAAATTTAAAAGAGACCAAATTGTTGACCAAAAAACAGGAAATGTTGATATGAGATACAATCAAATGGCCGTAGACCAAGATTACTTTATTCCTGTGAGAGATATGGCAGCACCTGAACCTATTACCACTTTGGCGGGGGCTCAAAACCTTGCAGAAATTGCTGACATCGAATATATCCAAAAGAAATTAGTTACGGCCCTCCGTATTCCTAAAGCATATCTTGGATTTGAGGAAGCTGTTGGTGATGGTAAAAACTTATCACTTCTCGACATTAGATTTGCAAGAACAATCAACCGAATTCAAAAATCAATGATTGCAGAAATGAACAAAATTGCAATCATTCATTTATTTTTATTAGGGTTTGAAGATGAATTAACAAACTTTACTCTTGGGCTTACAAACCCGTCAAAACAATCTGACCTTCTTGGTATTGAATTATGGAAAGAAAAAATCACATTGTTTAAAGACGCTGTCGCACCAATTCAAGATAGTGTTGCTCCTGTATCGGCGTCTTGGGCCAAAAAACACATTTTAGGATTTTCTGATGATGAAATTAGACTTGATTTACAACAACAAAGAATTGAAAGAGCGGTATCTGCTGAGTTAGGTAAAACTGCTGAGGTAATAACTAAAACAGGATTATTTGATACTCTTGATTCACTATACGGTAAAAAAGATGACGCGGCGGCTGCAGGTGGTGGAGATGCCGGAGGAGCACCTGCTGAGGGAGGAATGCCACCCGATGCCGGTGGAGGAGCACCACCACCTGACGCTGGAGGAGCGCCGCCACCACCTGAAGGAGGAGCTGTAACTCCCGAAAGCTTCAATAAAAATGATTTAAATTTAATTTTAGAAAACACACTTTTTGATAAGGACAACACATTAGATTTATCAAAAGGTAGAATGTCTTTAAATGAAATAGATAATAAAATCAAAAACTTATTAAATAAGTAAGTATTTATTATAAAAAATTATTATGGCGACTTTTGGTGAAATTAAAACTAAAATAGAAGAAACTTTTATTAACTTATATGGTAAAAAAGAGTTTAAATATTTTTCTAATCAATTCAGAACTATTGTGTTAGAAAATAAAGATATTGCAGAATTGTATTACATATATGATGATTTGATGCAAAATAAAGGTATGTCTGTAGATTTGGTGAATGACTACGTGAATGAATCTGTGGAATATTCGCAAATTTTGGTAGAAAACAATTCAAAAATTCTAAGTAAAGTAAATTCTTGGATTAACGCGATTGATTTACATAGTAATTCAAATAATAAATACGAAACTATTGATACTGTTATTTATAACAAATCTATTAAAAATTTAGAATCTATATTAGAATCAAAAAAACAAATTTCTAAAATTCTTACCACACCAAAAAAAGATAAAATTGTTTCTGAGTCAATTAATTTACCTTTAGAAACTATGATTAAAGTTGCAAATTCAAAATTAAATGAAGAAATTTCTAATTTATCAGAAACTGAAAAAAATGAAATAAAAGAAATTGTTTCATTATCAAAAGATGAGTTGGGATTGAGAATGGAAAGATTAAAAGAATCTATTGTTGGTAATTTAAAAATGAAATTAAATGAATCTGATGAAAAAGATTTAAAAAATACAATACAAAAAACTGTAGATAAAATACAAAACTCACCAATAGATTTTTATAACTACTACAAGTTGAAACAACTCCAAGAAGGGTTATGATAAAATTTTTTAAAAATATGATGGAAGGTGCCAATGGTGGTATTTCATCCAAAAGATTTATTGGTCTTTTGTGTAGTATTTCTTTGATTGTTTCTTTATTTGTATCTTTATTTAGTTGTGGGAAATATGAGGCACCTGTAATTTTAGTAGAAACTATTGGTCTATTATCGTTTGGAACCTTGGGGCTTACGTCGGTTGATTTTTTTACTAACAAAAAAAAGACAGATAAAAATCAAGAAGAAAATTGATTTTGTTTTTTTTGAATATAAACTGCCTTTATTCTTTGTTTTCTATTTTTAACAGATTTTTTTTCAAATTCTTGTCTATCTCTTAAAAATTCTAATTGTTTTGTTTTATAAATTTTAAATTTATATTGTTTTAAGGCTTGTTCAATATTTCCTTTTTTCACTTCAACTATAATCATAAATTTTTTCTTTTTAGTTATATAAATATACAAACTTTTTTAAGTTTTGACAAATTTAATTCTAATTATTACATTTTATAAAAATAAACCTCTTACATATGAAAAATGAAGAAAGGAAAAACATCAAAATTAAACATTTTTGATGATGCAAAATGTCAATATGGAACAGTCGATTCCAAAAATTTTAAATCAATTTATTTAATTTTACAAACATGGGTTGAACCAAAAGATGATTACTCAAATTGGGTTTCAATCACAGGAAGTATAAAAAGACAAATTTTACACACGTTATTGGAAGTTGTAGACCACAAAATTTTTGAAAAAAAATATATAGTAGACTTAGACCTAAGAACAAGTGGACTTCAAAAAAATAAAAAAAGTTTTTTAAATTTAGAAGTTACACTTTTTATTCACAACGAAACTTATGATTTCAAATCAATTATTTTAAGGTCAAAAATTAAAAATATTTTGTCGTCAATATACAAAGATGATTTAAAAAATTCACTTTATTTTACATTAAGTAAAACAAAATTGGCAGAAACACAAGAAATATAATATTTATCAATAAAAAATATTATGAGAATTTTAGGACCGAAAGACACGGGTAAAGGAATTCTTGTTGAGTGGGATGCAGGAATTATGAATCCCAACGAACCAAGAAACCAAAGTATAATCAAAGAATCATATGGTCAACTTGACCACTCAAAACCTTTTGTGTTTTATGCAACACTTCAAAAACATGGAGTTCCAAATAGAAACGGAAGAATCTATCCAGAAAAAATATTAAAAAGAGAAGCTGAAAAATACCAAGATGTAATCAAAAGAGGTATGTCAATTTCAGAACTAAATCACCCCGAATCATCTTTAATTGATTTAGATAGGGTTTCTCATTTAATTACTGAAACTTGGTGGGAAGGAAACATTTTAATGGGTAAAATAAAATTATTAACAAGTCCCGGTTTTCACGAAAGAGGTATTGTGACATCAAAGGGTGATGTTGCAGCAAATCTTATGAGACAAGGAGTCACTATGGGGGTATCTTCTCGTGGGGTCGGGTCTTTAGTCAAAAAAGGAGAACAAAATGAAGTTCAAGAAGATTTTGAATTAATTTGTTTTGACCTCGTTTCTTCACCATCAACGCCAGGGGCATATCTATATTTAAATGCTGAAGATAGACCAAAATACGAAGAAAAATTGGCAGAACATGAAAATATATATAGTACAGGTGGTGGATTAGATAAATCTGTTGACTTAATGAAAAGATTATCTAATTATTTAGATAAATAATATTAATAAAATGGATGAGAAGTATTTTGTAGCAAAAATCACAACCGACATGGTTGATGATAACACAGGAAAAATTAAAAAAATGAGAGAGGAAAAACTTGTTAAAGGGTTTTCACCAACAGATGTTGAGGCGAAGGTTACTAAAGTCTATGAGACTTACACATTGGATTGGCGAATAACTGCTATTGTTGAAAGTAAAATTGACGAAGTAATCGAGTAACTTTTATTTGATTTTATGAAAGGTCCCCAAAAGGGACCTTTTTTTGTTTTCACATCTTTTTTAAGATAAAATTAAATTTTTTACAAAGTCTGCATATTTATTAGATAAATAAACGCAAATATAAATGCTTTTTAATGAGTAACAGAAAAACAGAATCCTTAGTTGAAGAGGCTTTACTACAAATGAAGTCTATCGAAGAAGCGATTAGTGAAAATGCAAAAGGAATACTTGCTTCTACAATGAAGGAAGAAATCGGCGAATTAGTAAGGGAGTCTATTTTAGGTTCCAAGAGGTCTTTAAGAGAACAAGCACAAGGTGGTGAACAACCACAAGAACCAGAACAAGAAGGCGAAGAAGAAGTGTCTGCAGAAGAAGAAGTTGTAACACAACAACCCCAAGCAGATACCGATAACGGTGAAGGTACAATGCCACCAGCAGGACAAGAATTACCACCATTAGATATGACATCTGCACCAATGCCAGAACTTATGAAAGTTTTTGCAGCAATGGGTGATGAAGATGGATTTATTATCAAAAAAGATGGTGACTTTATTCATTTGAAAGATGGTAAAGCTAATACAGAATATCTTATTAGTATTGCAGCAGAAGAACCAACACCACAACCAACTGAACAACCAGTTGAACAACAAACTGAACCAATGGCAGAAAATACAATATACGAATTGGTTTTTGAAGATGATTCGATGATGGGCGGTATGTATGAAGATGATTACAACGAAGGTATGGGACATATGGATGAAGACATGTACGAAATGGACTATAACGAAGGTATGGGTCATATGGACGAAGACATGTACGAAATGGACTATAACGAAGGTATGGGTCATATGGACGAAGACATGTACGAAATGGACTATAACGAAGGTATTGGTCATATGGACGAAATTGACGAC